ATGGCCACAAGACCGACAACAGAAAAGCCAAAGCGCAAGCCGCTCAAAATGAGCCAGCCGAAGCTAAAGACCTCTGACACGCGAACGGTAAAGCCGAGAGATAACCCGAAGCGAATCAAAAAATTGCCCGATGGTAGCTACGACGTTTGAAGAAAATGAGCACCGACCCCGAACCACCGCTGCTGCCGCCCCTGGTCCGCAAGCCGCTCAACCCGGACGACGAGCCCTTGCACCGCGAAGCGATGCGCGCCGGTCACGCGGCGATGGCCGTGTTCGACGCTGAGACGTTGGCGGCAATGGAACGGTTCGCGCGCTACGTCGATCGGGACTAGTAATGACCGAGCTTGCAAACCTCTACCCCACAAGCGGCGACTGGACGCGCGATTTGAGATTCGCAGCGCCAAGACGACGGACGGCGTACCGTTGACACCGCTGACTTGGGACTTCCCAGGCATTCGTTTTCTCGCCTTCATCGGAGGCCTGCCGGGATATTACGAGGCAAGCGCAGCGTTACTGCGCCCCCGCGTCGGTTGAAAAAAGATCGAACGCGGTACTTCTCAGCGGCTCGCGTGTGATGATCAGTTCGTTGGCGTCGGTCCATCCCGAGTTGGCCACCGTGTAGCGGGTGGTCACCGGCGTCAGGGTGAAGCGGCCGAACGTTTCCCGAATCGCTGGCGTGTCGTTAATCGACAACAGGAAGTCGCCCTTCAAGTCCGCCAGCACTTCCGCCATCAGGCCAAACTCGGATGGCGAAAACATGCCAGCGCCGTAGTCACCTTCCGAACCGGCATAGGGCGGGTCCAAATAGAACAGCGCGCCCGCGCGGTCGTACTGCTCAATGAATTTCCGCCACGGCAGACATTCGATAACGACGCCGGATAGCCGTTCATGGATCGCTTCTAGGACAGGCCCGAGCCGTTGCACGTCGAACCGCGAAGATCCCCAGCGCTCCATGCCGAAATTCTGGCCTGACACCTTGCCGCCGAAGGCGAGGCGCTGGAGGTATAGGAACCGCGCCGCGCGCTCCAGGTCCGTTAGTGTCGCCGGGTCGACGGCCGTCAGGCGTTCGAACTCCCGCCGTGACGCAATCTGGAATTTCAGCGTTTCCATAAATTGCGGGTAGTGACGCTGCAGGATGCGAAACAATGTCGTCACCTCGCGCGAAAAATCGTTCACGATCTCGCACCGAGGCGCGGCCGTGCGGCGAAAGAACACCCCGCCCATCCCGACGAAGGGTTCCGCATAAAGGTCGTGCGGAATCCCGCCGATGTGCTGCGCGAGCATTTCGGCAAGTCTCTTTTTTCCGCCGATGTACGCCGCAGCAGGCCGCACTGGCGCGACGCGTCTTAAGTCATTGTTCATTGTGATGCTCAATCGGACGGCAAGCCCTTGGGCCTTAGCGTGGCCTTGGCGGGCTGGCATTGAGCAATCGTGTGTCAGGCGGGCTGGCGTGAAAACTAACCCGTGGTTCGGAACGTTGAAGCGTTCCGTCCCCCGCCACTTCGCGGTGGAAAACGAAAAAGCCGCCCAAGGGCGCGAAGCCCCTGAGCGGCCTTTCACGCGACTGCCGGCTCAGGGCCGGTTCCGCCGCATTACGTACTTCGCAACGGACCTTAGAGCGCCGCGGCGGCCGTGAAGAACGCGTCGACCTGATCAGGCGACATGCCCTGCGCTTCGCCGATGGCTTCCGTTAGGGGATGGTCGCGCTCGAAAACGGTCGCGCCGGCCAGCAGCATGTTCGCGGAAAACTTCTGCTCAGGGTCTTTGATGCCATCGACGAAGCCCTGCAGCACGGCCGGGATCGTTCCGACCTTTACCGCTTCAAGCGCTTCTTTTTCTGTGATCGTCCCGGCCAGCGCGAGCTGCTGAAAAAACTGCCGATCTGAAATCTGTGGCGGGATCGCGGGCGGCGGTTTGACATATGGATCAGGAACGCCACCCTTCGCAATCCATGCGTCATAGACTTGCCGATCGGTATTGTCTGGATCGCCTGGAATGGAAGCGCCATCCTCGGTTCGAATGATAACGTCGTCTGCCGTAAGTCGATATTCAGCCATCACAACCTCGCATTGTAGCTAAGTCTCGCCGTCGAATTATTTCCGGTTCTGAAGAATGATCCCCTATCAGCCGTGGTCCCGGCTACTGTGCAACTTAGGCCACCACCATCGACCGTAACGGTATTGGCGACGATGGCTGACGGGACAATGTTAGTGCCGCCCGTGACAATCTCAAAATCTGCTGCGGCAGAAACGCTTACCGTTGGCGCCGCGCGCATCTTCACAGGAAAGTTAATGCCAGCAAAAATTGCAGTGGTGCTGTCGAAAATCATTCCAGCTGCAATCGGAGTTCGCGCGGTCCCGTTGTAGCCGAGCGCGTAGAAATATCTCTGACACAGCGGCAGGTTTTCTGCATACGGGCGCATCAGCGATGCCAGCGCTTCTTGTGAAGTAATTTGCTGCGACCCGGCTTTGATAAACAATCCCGTGGCGCCGGTGGTGTTAGTGTTGACGTTGGCGACGTTGGTCGAGTTCGTCGTCTGCGTCGTATTGGTGGAACCCCATGCACCCGGGGCAACCGGGGAAGCCGCCTTGCCGGAAATGAGCACTTCAAACTGCATTCCGATGCCGTTCGTTGTCAGCCACGTTCCCGCGGTGTCGCCGGGAATGGTGCCGCTGACCAAACTCGCGCCGGTGCCAGGCACAGCAAATTCTTGGTAGTAGCACCGGCTCTTGTCGCTATTGGAAATCTTGACGAAGGCGACACCGGCAACTTGCGCGTAAACCATAAACGCATAGGAAATTGACTGCGGCGCGGCTGCGCCCCATCCAAGCTTGGCAATGCGATAGCCTTCGATCTTCTGGCGGTAGAGGAAATAATCACCGTTCGCCAGCGTCGCCATCGCGGTGCCGTGATAGGTGCCCATCAGGTTGGAGAACCCGGCTGGCGGCGCGACAAGACTCCCCGTAGTCACATAGGCCGATAAGACGGCAGTGTTTGCGCCGTGCACATATTGCTGTTCCCAGCAATCCGCCTGATACCGTGCCGTGCCGGAAACAAGCACGGTGGTCGCGTCAAGCGTCACGTCCTGAAAGACATCCACCTTCCCATTGATCGCGATGTTCGACGCGGCCAATGCCTGCAGAGACGCGGAGTCGATGTTTTTGCGAAGCTGCGTTTTCGCCGTCGAACTCAGCGACTGATCACCGTCGACCATCACGGCGCTGGACGCCGGCAATCCCATCATGATTTCTTTTGTGCCCGAGCCGAACGTTCCCTTGCTTTCCTTGGTGGTCGTCAGCGTGATCTGATTTGCGGCGCTATAGGTCAGAACGCCCGAAGCGAACGCCACCCCCGGCTCGATGATGGCGCCTATGGTTGTGTCGCCGACCGCCATGGAGGCGCTGAACGCGTTGTAAGACGTATCGACAGCGCCCGCGAGCGCATAAGGTCCGGTCCCGGCCGTGGCGGAATGCTCCAGGACGCGATCTTTCGGGGGAACGAAAACCATCTCAAAGCCTCTCGTCTATGCGAAGTTGTTTGCCGTAGATTTTTGCCGTGGCACCGAAGGTGACCGGCGTCTGATCGGTGACCAGGCCATAGATTGCAGCGCGCGGAAGATTGCTTTCGGCGATGTCGGTCAGCAGCAAGACGTTGGCATGCCGCCCCTTCACGCGATCGAGCCGCGCCATCATGCCGTTGCGCTGATTTTCCGAAACCCAATCGAAATGAAGATCCAGTCGGCGGAACGAGTTGTCTTGCCAAATTAACGTTAGGCCCGCCGATGTCGGCGTGACGCGGCTGCGGTCGACATCCTGGATCGAACTGCCCGGCGTGAAATTGAAATCGAACACTTCGGTAAGCCCGTCGACCGCGAAGCCCGCTTCAACGTAGCTCGCATCCGGGTCGGTTAGTTCAAATCGCGCGTATTGCCACGCGGCGGGCGAAGGCAACCGCCAGACAAACGAGTTGTACAATCCAACATCAAAATTTCGCGTTCCTGTGGCGATCGGGCCGGTGTCCAGCACGTCGCCTGCGGCGCCCGAACTGTCGCTGGTCGACAGCCGCAGCCGCGCCGTGCTGTTCACTCCGCAAGTCAACCTACCCGCCATGAAGGTGTCGGCGACGATCGGGCTTTCTTTGTTCAGAACAAAATAATCCGAATTTGTCAGGCTGCGCCAACGATCGGTGGTGTGCGGCGTCAAGAGATTGGCGGCCGGCATTGCCAGGACCTGACTTGATGCCGAAACAACCCCGCCGTTGGCGAGATTGTCGACTGCTAGCGCAGCGTTACCCACAGGCGGCGACCTGAACAGAATCCACGGAACTATCTGCGAAGTTGATGCTTTCGGCGATCTCGACAACAATCATGTTTTTGCCTTGGGAAAGGTCGAAGCGTTCGTGAGTGATGTGGATTTCATCGCCCATGTTCAGGCGAAGCGCGCGGCGGGGCAACGTCTCGCGGTAGATCGAACCGAGTCCATTGAACAACGCGAGTCTGCGCGCCGCCTCAGCATCGGCATCAGGCTTATAAGAAAAATAGGACTGAACAGGGTCGCGGTCCTGGGCGAACGGGTAGTTCACCTTCACAGCGGGGTTTGAAGCTTCCGCAACTCTGAAACTCTCAGCAACGAACGCCTTGTGATCACCCGGCACATCGGCGTTTAGATCGGTTTGGACGGTCCATGATCTCGCGTAAGCCATACGCCAGCGCCACGGCGGCGGGCGATAGGACGACGGCAGTGGCTGTCGGTCGATGTCGCCGCTGATCATATCCTTGCGGCTGAAGAATGCGACTGGATTTCCGGTTGGCGCCGCAAAGACCCGCACTTCGAAGAGACCGTCACGGCGATGCCCGCCCCAACCACCGATGGCGCCCATAATGTTGGCGATGAAGGCCGCAACGGTTATCGAGTCATCTGGCGCGATGCAGTAGTCAATCGGCGCGGTGTTCAATGTGGCGAATGATGCAGTTGCTAGGCCGTCAGGATCGACAATCACGGTCCGGTTTCGAATTGCCCAACGCGCTATATCGGCCGTCGTCACGATGTAGCCTTGCGCGTTCATGCCCCTGACATCGGCGGTCGGCGTGCCGGAAGGTTCAGCCCCGAGCCTGATGAAGCCTTCGGCAAGGCAAGTCGCATAGTAACCGGCCGGGACGGTTGCATGCGAAAGCGCGTCGAAGGTCGCATAGTCCGCCCATAACAACAGCGCCGACCCGCGATCGTAAACCGCGACCACCGCCTGCATTGACCCGTCGTTCGCCTGGAAGATCAGCAGGCCCGGCCAAACCGCCAGCATCGAGACGTTCCGGCAGTAGCCGAACAGCATCTGCTTTCGCTTGCCGGCGATGTCGTCGCCGCCGTCCGCACCACCGCTACCGCCGTAAACGTTCGGCTGCATCGGAACATCAAGCTTGTAGCTGTAATCGACAAGGTCGATGCTGACCTGATCAACGTTGACGCGCCATCCCGTTGAAGTGAGCCGCGCGAGCGTGAAAGCCTCGTCATAAGATGCATCGACCCGACCGACCCTTACATTGATCGGTCGCGCGTCGATCGTGTAGTCTTGCTGCAGGAAATCATAATGCGCATCGGTGTTGGAAATCACCAGTTGGCCAGCACCGGTCGTAAATGTTCCAATGTCCTGCTGCAGGATCGAGCGTTGGAACGAATAGCTTTGCAGCACTCCCCTGAACGGTTGATTCGCGATCGTGTCTGTCGGCCGTGTCGCGTACCCTGCCCTGGTGGTGACATAGATCGTAAAGTCGAACGACGCATCAAGGTCCACGCGCATGTCGAGATAGGCACGGACTTCGCGACCGCTCGCCAGAAACGGTTGCGTGCTAAAGGGATGAAACATTCTGATCAGCCGCTCGTCAGCACGCGAGGTTCAAGTTCGGCGAAGTAAGCAATCAGCGCCAAGTCATCCGACAGCATCTGATCCACCGTCGTGGTTCCGGCAAATTCGGCGCGGCTGGTCGCACTCGCGCGCCAGATCGGACCGGACGCGGCAATGAACGACGTGGTACCGAAGCCGGGCGCGCTCCAGATCGCGCCGGATGACGCAAGCCAATTCGTTACGCCCTGCCCGTTGGCGGCGAAGATCGAGCCCGGCGAAGCGCGCCAGGAAGCCGTACCCGACGCGCTGGCGTTCCATATCCGGCCGGACCGCCAGGCCGCAGCACCTGCCCCTGACGCGCTCCAGATGGCTCCAGGCGCCGACCTGAAGTCCGCCGACCCCGCCCCTGAAACCGTCCACTGCGCGCCGCCGCTTGCGGCCCAATTCGTGCTGCCCGATCCAGACGCCGACCAGATCGCAGCGCGACCCGTTGCCCACGACCCCGCCCCGCTCGCAGCGGCTGTGAAGTTGACGGCGTTCGCGCTGGCGAAGTTGCCGACGCCGCCCGCTGTCGCTGTCCACCCCGCCCCGGAACTCGCAATCCAAGTTGCGCTGCCCGCCGCCGTCGCTGTCCATGTCCTGCCAGCACCCCATGCCGCAATGCCAACAGCGGCAGCGGAGAAGCCCGCCGCGCCCGCTGACTGAAACGCGGCGGCACCTGCACCTGAAACGCTCCAGATCGCGCCCTGAGCCGCCTTCCATGTCGCCGTGCCGGCCCCTGACGCCGCCAGGTCCGCGGCCCTTGCGCCCTGCCACAGGGCCGCCCCTGAGCCGCTGGCTGTCCAATTGGTGCCGCCGACAACCTTCCATGAAGCAGACCCGGAAGCTGAGGCAAAGAACGCCGCCTTTCCCGCCGTCGCCGCGAACGACGCTGCCGATGTCGCTGAGGCCGTAAGAGCCGCCGCGCGCGAGCCCTGGTCCGAAAATGGAAGCTGCGAAAAGGGACCGCGGCTGAACATGCAATTAACTCACTTCGACCGGACGAATGCCCCTGATCGATTCCAGAGATTGCAGGTTCATGTTGATCGTGCCCTGCGGGAACAGAGCCGCCACGCCCGCGGCGACGTGCAAAGGAAAGAACAACGGGCAAAACGCCTTCACGTCCCCGGCCGCCGATGGAGCAAGCACCAGCCCGTTGATGAATCCATACGGTCGAAGCGCAGGATCGAACTGGACGGACAGCGCGTTGGAAAACATGCCGCTTGCCTCGTCATACTCCAGCGCAAGGATCTTCCGCGCGTATCCGGGCGAGTCGATCTCTTTACCGTTGCGCGAGATTCCGACAAAGAACGTTTCCCGTCGCATGTTCAGCTGATCGTGATCGCGCTCGCAAGCGTCAGCACCGGCGTAACACCGCTTGCAACCACGATGGTTGGCGACAGCGCGCCAGAAATGATGATCTTCCCGGCACCGCTCGCGGCCTGACCGACCGATGCATATTGTTCCGTTTCGCTGCCACCGGTCGCGATCGGGAATGAGATTTCCGTGGTGTTGGAAACGCTGTTACCGGTCACGGTCCAGCTGCCCGATGTCCGCGGCTCCGTAACCCGGGCATAGCCCGAATAAGCCGCTTCGCTCGTCGTCTGTGCCGGCGTGGTGCCGGGGTTGGCCGTATGGAGCGCGAGGTAGATGTTTGTCAAAGGCGAAGCCGCCGCGTTGTCGGCAACATTCGCGATTGGCGATGCATTGAATATCAGCTTAAGAAGGTCATTCTGAAACGTGGAAGAAAAGCCCATAGCCTAGCGCTCCTGGTTTAGGACGTGGTTGCAGTTTTGAGATTGAAATGTTCAGGTAAGCCGAAGGCGCAGATTGCCGGGCGCGATCTGAAACGGTTGGCCTGTGGTGATGGTTTTCGGTGTCGCCGGCACGCCTGGAATAAGCATCACGCCGGACACCGAGTCCTCGATCCCTAAGAACGCGACCACTCCCCAATCCGAAGATGCAGGCCCGAAGTTGATCGCCGCCATGTTGATGCTGATTCCGGTGACAGGATCGGCCGTCGTCATGTTTCCCGCCAGCGATTGCCTTGCGTAGCCGCCGCCGGTTATTTCGTAAGCATGCGATCCCGATTGTCCCGGGTCAGCCGAGTGAAGCGACAAATAGAGCGGGCCGGGCGTATAGGAGGCGGCGCCGGTAAGAAGGTCGACCAGCTTTTTTCGCAGGTAAGATGAAGCGCTCATCTATTCGTTCCGGTACGTCTGGCGTTCGGCCGTTCCGGCGCGGGCTTGCTGCGTAGCTCAGCAGTCAGAGCGGCGACCTGCAACCGGAGCGCGGCACTCTCTTCTTTGGCAGAGGCCATTTCGGTGAGAGAAACTTCAACCATTGTCCTGGCAAGCGTTTGCGCCAGAGTGACGAAGTGCTGCCCATTATCGACTGGCGCTGTCGCGGGGAACCGTGACGCAGCGCTGAAGTCCACTACATTGCTCGCCCTGAAATTATCGTTCGACGGCAACCTGCCGCTGTTGATCAGGTCCATCACCCCGGGGCCGTAATCTCTGGTGAGGGCACTCGTAGCGTATGGATTGACGATGAACTCTTTTTGCTGCGCAAGAATGCGAACGCTGTCCACGCCAGGGGTGCCGCCGGTGACCCATCCACCAGCAGCGAAAAGTCCGTCACGCGCTGAGACGTTGGCGGCACCAACAATAAGAGCGCGTGTGTTACCAGCAGTCGCCCATGTGTTGATGTTGATTTTTTCTAAAACGGTAAGCGCCTGCTCATTAACTGCGGTGTGCTCACTTTGTGGATCACTCGTCCCCGCGCCGGTCTTCGTGAAAAATAAGGTGACGGGATTGATTGTGGGGTTAAGCGCTGCATTGAGCAAATTAAATTGGCTATTTGCGGTCGTCTGCAATGCCCTGATCGCGTCAAGCAAAACCCATTGTGCGTTGGCGATATTGTTCGCCGTCGTCGTCAGTGAATTTGCCGCATCCTGCAGGACGATGGTGCTGTGGATTTGATCCGAAACCGTCGATATCGTATCGGAAACGGTCGCAACCGTGTTAGTGGTGGATTGCGACGCAGCCTTGATCAGCTCAAGCCTGCTGATCGATCCAGAGTTGTCGGCATCAAGGCGGGTGAACATGCTCACCAGCGCCGAATTGCTGGCCATGCCCGCCAACGCGGTTTGCATCTCACTCAAATCGATCGTCTGACTGGTGTTCGTGTCGATCGCGTTGAAGTAGTTCGACAGCGCAGAAGCAATCGCCGAAGCGTTCCCGGAATCGATGGCGGGCTTCAATGCCGCCTGCAACAATTCGAGTTGCGTGATAATGCCGTCTTTGTTGGCGTCGATCACGTCAAAGAGATCGTGCAAGGTGGCGTCGCTGGCGAGCCCGGGCGGGAAGCCGTTCTTGAACTGGTCGAAGGTCAGGCCGATGCCAAAGATCGACGAAAACTGCGCTGCGGTAAGCCCGCCGACGCCGATGCCACCCTGCAGGAAAGCGCCTGCTATCGCCGCCGGGCTGTTGGAGGCCAGCCCGCCGATCAGCGCGCCCTGCATCGCCGTGATCGCCGACGTGGTCCCCGTCACCGCAGTTGTGGTCGCCTGGATGGCCAGCAGAACGTCCCGCATCGCCTGAACAACGGGGTCGGTTGTTTGCTGAACGGCGGGAAGCGCGAGCAACTGCGCCTTGATCTGTTGCAACACGCTCTGATAGCCCATCGCCGAACCGAATCGGTCGCGCGCGGCTTGCCGATAGTTCTCCGCATCCTGAGAAATGGTGTTCTGCGCGTCGATGTTGCCGCCCTGCGCCAGCACCAGCTTTGCACTGTAAACCGCTTGCGCGGCGTTGAACCGATCCTGCGGCGATGATGTCGAGTTCGGTCCGGTGGTAATGCTGGCGACATAATCTACGAGAGTTTTTGCAGTCGAATTGATGCCGTCCTGTAGCTGCTTCTGCGAAGCCGCTATGGAATCGGTCGCCTCGACCACAACACCCGCGAGATCGGGGAATTGCGTTTTAAAGGAACTGAAAGCGTCACCGACCAAGCCCGCGCCGTTAACGATCTTCTGCGCTTCGGCCGCGAACAGCGTCGCAATTTGCGTCATCAAAGCGGGATCGTTGCCGAACCTCGCGGCGTCAGCCAAGTCCTGCTGGTGCTGCTTCAGAAGTGATGCTGCATCGTTCAGGAATGACGAGCCGTGCGCGATGTTCAGTCGAGAGGTTAGCCCGGCTTTGAAATCAGATATTCCCCCGGCGATATCCTTGGTCGCCTGCGTGACGATATCCGCGAGCTGCGGGAATTGAGTGATGAAGTCGGTGAAAGCACCGCCAACCAGGCCCGCATCGTTTATAATTTTCTGCGCCTCGGCTCGGAAGAGCGTCGCAACCCGCGCCGGGTCGACTCCTAGCGACGCTGCATCGGTCAAATCCTGTTGATGCTGAGCGAGCAACTTCGTGGCGTCGTTCAGGTATGATTTCCCGTTTGCGGTATTGAGCCGTTCGGTCAGCCCTTCCTCGAATTGTTTTTTCAGATTTGCGATGGCCTTGCTGACGCCGTTGCTGATGGCTCTTGCCGCATCCGTTGACGATAGACCTAGCTGCATCAGCGCGCCCTGCAGCGCGTTGGCGGTACCGTGGATTTGGGCTAGTCCGGTTTGCACGGCTGACAGCGCTGGGGGTTGCTGTAGCAGCGAGACCATATAAGCCTGTGAAGCCGAGCGCGCCTTTTCGAGTGTAACGCCGTCATACGATTGGTCGCCCAGCGCAGTATTCGCGTCATCAATGAATGCGAGCTGAGAGTTCAGGGCGGTCTTGATGTTCCCGACAGCTTTCATAAAGGGGCTGTCGAGGCCGAGCCCGTCGTTGAGCCCTTCAACGGTCGCGGAAACTGTCGATAGGAACAGGCGCTTCTGGTTGTCGGAGAAGCGCTGCAATCCCGAGCGCGCCGCGTTGATCGCTGCTACGTCTCTCGCCCTCCATGCCCGGTCCTCAAAATCAGCTTCGCGGGCTGACGCGTCCTGAATTTGCTGCGACAAGTTACCTTGAACGCCGCCACTCATTTCGGTTAGAAACTTCTGGAACGCGGGTCCGGCCTTTTTCCATTCTTCCTGCGCTTTTTTAACCTTGTCTTCGCCACCGGCAGACATAAGGCCGATGCCGATAAGAATTGCGGCGATGGCGGCGATCGGTCCCCATATCGCTAGACCAGCCGCCGCACCGCCAGCCGACAGCGACACGCCGGCCGCGGCCGCTGAGAGATCAAGCGCGGTCCCCGCCGTAGCTCCACCGATGCCCAGCGTCGCGGCGGCGTCTGCCGCGCTGAAGTCCAGCAGTAGCGAAGCATCGGCCGCCCCGAGGCTCACGCTCGTACCGGCGCCAACCCCGGCACCGGCAAGAATACCAGCAGCAGCCGTTGCTGAGGCAATGAGCGTGGCACCGGCGGTCGCAGCGCCTGCCGTGAGTGCTGCACCACCGGCCGCGCCGCCTAGCGCCCCGCCCGCACCACTCGCGCCCGTAATCGCATTCAGACCGATGTTGATGGCGCTGTTTAGGCCAGCGTCGATCAGCTTCTGGCCCAAATTTACGGCGGCGGCGGAAAGTGAATCCACCAACGATTTACCTTGCGTCAGGCCATGCGCTAGATCGGTAGTAAAGCCCGTGGTGTATGATTGAAGATCCTTGAACGAGCCGACCAATCGCAGCGATGCCGAAAGCCCGTCGTTCATGAACGACTGCCAAGCATTACCGCGAAGCTGGAATTGAACCTGAGCGATGGACTTTTCGGTATCCGAAAGGAACATCGTTTGAAGATCGAAGTCCGCCTTGCTTTGTGCAGCGGCTTGCGCGGAAGCCTGCGTCGCTACGCCCAGCGCCACCGACTTGTCGCGAAGGTCTTTCAATTCCTTCGGCGCCAGGATTTGCCCATCCTGGCGGGCCTTGTTCAACCTGGTCTGCTCAGCCGTATATGCCGCCGCAGCACCAGCCGACATGACGATGGTGTCTTGCTTCGTCTTCTCGACATCAATCTGTGATTGAATTTGGTAAGTGCCGAGTTGCTGCGATGCGATCAGCAGCTTTTGAGACTCGATAATGTCCTTTGTGATACGAGGGTCTTGGAGTCGCTGCTTTTGAAGCTGAAGTTCCTTGTCGAGGACTATCTGCGCTATTGGTGCTGACGCGCCAAGAGCAGCGACGTATGCACTCTGCTTCGCGGCCAAGGTATCGAGATCGAGGGCCTGCACCGCCCGATCATAAGTCGTTTGAGTAGCGAAATTACTCTTTACCGCCGCGTCCAACTCCTTCATCCTCAGTAAGCGGCGCTCTTCAATGGTCGCAGCAGAACCGAGATATCCAATTCTTTCCCTGTCCTTATTGGCGCTGCGAGTTGCGGCATCCGCTTGCAGCTTCCGCGCATCCGCTTCCGCCTTTTCAGCGTCAACAACAGCCCATAATTTCTTTGCCAGGTCGTCATACCCGGACGTATCCAGCTTCTGCCCTGCAGAAAGGCCAGCCTTCAGATTTTCTTTAGCCGTCTCCATCGGAGTCTTCGGGTTGGTGTCAACACCAGCCGAAAACAAATCGAGATAGCTGCGCTGCTTCTGGCGCTGGGCGTTTGCATCCACCAACGCGCGCGTTATCCGCTCTTCCAATTGAGCGGCTTGCAATTGCCTGTCCAATACCTCTTGACTGTACACCGCCGCCATCATGTTGGCGGTTCGCTTCTGCGTTTCGTCGATCTGGACTTTCGTCAGCCCCCATTTTTTTATCTGCTCATCCGTCATCCCGTTGAGTTTTTGCTGTTTCGCAACGAGCACATCAAGTCCGCCGGCCTCCGCCGTTACGTCCAGAACAAGTCCTGTTTCCAATCCTCCTTTGTTGAAAGCAGCTTTCGACAGCGCGTTTTTTGATTGATCAGACGCTGCCGCCCTCGCCTTGGCGAGCACGTCCCACGCCTTAGCGGTAGTTGTCGCAGCAGCGAGTTCGTCGGCAAGGCCGCCATCAATTTTGCGTACCTCGTCGTATAGCTTCCCTTGGCCCTTTCGGGCCTCTTCCATGTTGACGGTGAACTTTTCAATGCTGGCAGAAATTATGTCGGTGCCAATTCCAAACTCCGCGCCTGCCCTGCCCAGCGTTTTCAGTTGGGTGATCGAAAGGCCGGTAGTCTCAGAAAAGGTGCGCATGGCGATAGCGCCCTCGCCCATCCGATTGGCTTCCGAGATCATGTGGTTGATGGCTGCGGATATCGCGCCGATCCCGACCGCGGCGGCAATTCCCCAAGGCCCCAATGCGGATAAGAAAACGCCAACCGGACCGGCACCTGCACTCAGTGCGATAAGCTGTCCCGACACACCGGACGTTGCGTTCTTCAGCCCCAACCACGCCTTTTCATTACCCGCAAGCTGCCCGGTCTGTTCCCGGATGGTTTGAATCATCCCTTCGTGCTTTTGCCGAACGGCGTCCATCTGCGATTTTGCAGCATCGCTCGTCGCAATTCCGAGCTGGACGGCCCGGGTGTTGATCGCCTCTTGCTTGGCGAGATCGTCCTTCATTCTGATCTGAGCGCGGATTACCGGGTCAGTCGCGCCAAGCGATTGAACCCAACGCCTTTGCGCGGACTCGAATGACTGCGCGGTCGCAGCGCCGCCATCAACCGCCGCAGCTTTCGCCTTGGCCATCGACGCTTCGAACTCGGCAACGCCCTGCCGAGCACCGCTTGCGTCGATAATTAATTGAGTGACGACGGGAGCGGGCATGTAGCGAAAACCTCTAACGGTACTTGCCATCGCCGAAAATATCGGCATGCTTCCCCGGTTTGCTGCGGAGGAAGAGCGATGCGATATTTTCTGACGTTGTTTTTTCTGATCGGATTGCTGGATGGCGCGCTGGCACAGAGCAAGTGCGCAGGGATTTCAGACCAAAAACTCAGGCTCGAATGCTACGATTCCACCAACGCCAAGCCTGAAAAGACGAAAGAAGGGTTGGTGATCAAGACTGCCGAGATGTCTCAGTACGTCGACAAGATCGACAGAGCGCTTCTGGAAAATGGGATCGATATCTCAGTGACCGTTCAGACGAAGTGCGAAAAGTATGATGGACTAGCCGGCTCCCCGAATGCTTGCCCAGCACTATCATTCCTCGGCAACTACATTGACCGACCAACGACGTATGCGCTGGTGACGAAAGTGTTGAACTCGTTTGCAGAAGCCCGGACCCTAGGTTTCAAAAACGTGGTAATTTATGGGTTGAACCAACAAAATGGTAGTCGGCACACCTTCGATCTTCGCAAGCCGTCGCCGACGTGCAGCCTCGACCTATGTTTTTGACGCTGCGGTTTTTGCTCGCGCCGCCTCCGCTTGCACCTTCATATAGAGATCGTCGAGGTCTTCAATAACCTCATGTTCCCACGGCGCGAGCGGGCAGTGATGGCGGCGCTCATAGGATTCGATATCGTGCCCCTCGATCGGGTTGGAGCCGAAACCGTTTGAACCCTTTCGCCGCCTGATCTTGTTATAGATGTCCCAAAGATACAGCAGCTCAAGCGGGAACGGGACGCCGGCTAACTCTTCCTCGATCTCCGCTCGCCGATCGGGCCTGTGGGTACGCTCCAGCCGGCCCTCAAGTTCCTCGCGAACCGAGTAGCCGCCTGTAGCTTCGACGGACAGCCTGAATTTGGACTCCGCTGCGGCGTTCAGGTCGTCGCGGAGCCCTTCATAAAAGCCCGGTCGTCAATCAGGAAGTCGACGAATTGCGAGACATAGGCGCCCTTCTTCGGATCGAGCAGCAATGCAACCGCGGCCTTGTCCGAAAACTCAATCGGCCCTTCGCCGAAATCGACCGGCGACCAGGTCACGATACGAGCGACCAGCCCTTCAATGAACTCGCGGCGACTATCTTCCGGCTGTTCGTCATCGAGTTTGACCTTGCGGCTGTTCGCCTGCGACTGCTTGATACGCTTCGCCTCGTCAAGCTGCTTGCGCAAAGTCTCGGTGTTGAGTGCGATCGTTTTCGGGTGACCTGGACCTGCGAAGGTCACAACCCACCCCGTGCGCTTGTTGGTGCCCGGTTTCACGACGTGAAGATCGGAAGTATCCATCGGCAGATCGTCCATAAGGTTGGCGACGGCCGGCTTCGTGCTGGTGTTGATATCGGTTTCCATGATTGTCCTCTATCGGAAGGAATGTGGGTTTGTGACGAGCGGCGCCGATACGCCGCTCGCCGTGCAGCGCGCGCTACTTCGCTCCAGCGTATGCGGCGCCGGATTGGATTCAGATATCGTCGTTCGCAGACGGCTTCGGTGCAGCGGCCGGCTGTTTGACCGCTCCGGTTTCGCTGATTGCGATAGTGTCAAGGCCAGCCACGTTGCTGGGCCAGTCGATGCGATAGCCGGCAGTCACCGCTTCGGTGATTGCCTGCTTCAGCGCGGATGCCGCTTCGCGAACGGACCGTTCGTTGTCAGCCATGGGGTCGTTTCCTTTTTCAATCGAGGGGGGGGAGAGGCAGAGAGAGAGAAAACTTATCAGGCGCCAGTGCTCTGCCACTTGATCATGGTGCCGTCATACGCGCCGCCCGCCTCATCCTTACCGACGAGGCCGACAGGAATCTGGATAGTCTGCGTCCGCGGACCAGCGGCGCGGTTAAGCGCGGACTTGTCCACACTGCCGAACGTGAAATTCGTCAGTGAGAATGCGAGGAAGTTCTTCGGCTCTGCCGTGTTCTCGACAGCAAGGCAGTGCAGCGTCAGAACATCTTCCGCGATGTAGTTCGCGACATACGCCAGATCCTTCCGGAGCGCCGTCAGGCTGATGTTGATGCCCATCTGGCCCGTGAAAACGGTCGGCGAATATCTCTGCGCAGCCGAGCCGAACGTTTCCGGCGCCATGCCGCCGATGTCCATTGTGAGATCGAACGCGCTCAGTTCAACGAGATCGGTTGTGCCGAGCCGAAGCGTGGCGTCGATCACCGACAGCGGCACGGCGGTGTTAAGCGTCGGCGACGTGAACAGCGGCGCGCTGGCACCGGTCAACGCCTGGAATTGACCGGTGCCGATGCCACCGGGATCGAGCATTAAAATCCCATTCGGCGCCATGGCAACCTTGGCGTTGGTCCACACGAAGTCCGTCGCGACTTCCGTCCCGTCGATATCGCCTTCGTAATCTTCAGCAGTGAACCAGCGCGGCACCAAGACGCCGGCAGAATACTGGATCAGTTTTTTCGGCCGCGTGATGGTGAAAGACGTGTCCGGGGTGGCGTTCGGCGTCATGGTTTCGACGGTGGTCAGCGTGAGCGCCGACACACCCGAGAGGCGGACGTTCTTGCTGTTGTTCGGTGCGTCCGTCAGGTTCGTTGGGCGGACCACGTCGCCGACCCGGAGCCCTGCGACGATCCATGAACCGCTGTTGCCGATGATGCTGTTCGCGCCGATCGTGACGCTGGTCGGACCGCCCGAGGTCGCTTCGGTGATGACAAGGGTGGCAGAGTAGGTATCGCGCATGATGGCTTCAATGATCGGCTCGCAAGAGCCGATCGACGCCTGGTGATTCCAGGCACCGGTCGTTTTCTGGATACCGTGGCGCCCGCGCCCGCGCATCCCGTCTGAACGCACCTCACCGCTTTCGGTGACGGGCTTGTTCATCTTGATGCCGGCGCTACCGTCCGCCAGCCTGAGCTGCGTGGCACCGCCGCCGCTCGATTGCACGCCCTGACCGGACTGCACCTTGTACGCCATCAGCGCGTTGGCCTGTGATTGATAGGGTGTTGCGGTCATGAGGAAGGTTCCTTTGTTGCCTGCAAGAGAAGCGCCCTGCCCAACGGCGCATAGGTTCTCGCGGCGCGGGCGTCACGCCGATGAATTAAATTTTTCTGAAGAGGTGATTACTGCGCTGGCGCCGCGACGGGTTTCCACTCGCTGTATTCGGTTTCACCGGGACGCTTGATGTCGATGCGAAACCGACCTTCAACGCGCTCAACTACAAATTCATTTCTATTATCCGGATTGACGACCAGCTTCCCTGCAGCGTCCGTCGCCATGCGCCGCAGCCACCCGGCGTCGGAATCGATCTCAATGACGGTGTTGAATTCTTCGGCCGGCTTGTCGAGATTGACGATCCGAAGATGCCGTACATCTGGCGTTAGATCGACGTGAGCATAAGGCATTTTTAATTTTACCCGAGGTGCCAGTATTCGAAGCTGATAGTCGCCGTGGTCGTGAACCACTGACCGTCATCCGAGGTCATGTCGCCAGCGTCGATGCGCGGTTGGCCGTTCTTGTCGTAACCGGAGCGCACGTAGCAGCCCGGGGTCACGGCGTTGTAGAACAACTTATTGCGGAACATCTCGCCGATCGCGACGGCCTTTGCCAAGCCGTCATCGGGGCCGCTGTTGATCTCGGTGAATACGTGGCCTTTTATCAAGCCGTCATAAACTATCGTCTGTTGACCAGGCGTCCCGCTCCCGACGATGTAAGACCCGTTATGCACGATCTCAAAAAACACCCATGGGATCGGCTTGTTCGAAACCGGGTCGGTGGGCGGCTCCGGTGCCGAGTCGTTTACGTGATCAACCGGCGTGATCGGCACGCCGCCGACTTTCCAGTTGTCCGTGAATCGCTGGCGGATTGCAGCGCATGCGCCGGCATAATCAGCAGCCATGACGCCGTTACCTCCAGCACAAGTCTAGCGCTTGGGCTTCGGTAAACCCTTCGGCGATGTAAGCGAGATAACCAGCACGCCGAATCTTGGCGATAGTCCGCTGGTTCTCGATCAGGTCGTCAAGATGACGGCGAAGGTTCTCGCCAGCCGCAGCAAATTCGTTCTTTGCGTCGGGCATTTTAACCAGTGTCACAGGTCCGTCGTCTGCCATCGAACAATTTCCTTATGCGGCCGGATTTATCGTGATTGTCGGCCATCGCACCTCAGACTTGTTGTGAGTGCGAACACCGCCGCGGCTAACGAAGCGCCCTTTTTTCCCGCGCTTCAGGCCTGTGGCGCCCTGAACAAACTGGTCGACCTGGCCACCGCCAAGCACCGCTCGATAAGTGAACTGAATGTCAGCGAAGCCCGAATAGGTGCGGCGCAACGCCTGTGCGACCCTTTCATATACGTGCGGCGGGGCATTGAACTTGATGACGTGATGGCCGCGCCGCCCTGTTTCGATTACGCGGGAATGAGGCACCGTGTTGGTGATCGACACCTCGTCACCCTGCTTCCATTCCTTCAGCGTTTCGACAGGCGAGAGGTTTAAATAAAGAACATGACCGCGAACGTAGTCGCCATCTTTATATGGCGAGTTCTTTCGCAGGAGATCGAGCGCATCCTTCGCGATGATGTCGAGGCGGTTATAGTCATAGACGATAATGCCATCCGATCTCACCGCACGTTCCGAAGCGCCCTCTACCCCGTCAACATGGATCGTGAAGTTCAGCGGCTTCGGGTCGGCTCCCATAACTTCAAGATGGGCTTTGATTGCCGCTTCGGCGATTCCGAAGCGCGCGAGATCGCGAACCTCCTGGATTGCTGCATCCCAAGACTTAAGCGTCGGGTCAAAGCGCGCTAAGGCCATCCCTTAGCCCTTCGAATGTATCTCAAGAGCGATGAGCGTTCCGCAGACAACGCGCTTCTGCGGATTTTTGATCGCGAACTCTTTGCCGCCGACCGTGGTTGCGCCATTCATCGTGACGACGCCGTTGATTATTTGAAAGCCCACGATCAGCTTGTCGTTCACCGTGACCGGAAGGATTCCAGACAGATCATCCACCAGCGCAATCGCAACCTGATCGCCTTGAACTATGGTCCCGATCAATTCGCTTGAGCCGTAATACCGAACATATGCGCGCGTCACAGTATCGGTGCGCGGGCGGCCTGGACCCGTCCCGGTATAACGGCCGATCGCTACGAGTTGTCCATCCTCATCGATCAGCGCCTTGTGGGACGCAAGGGCTTCTTCCGCGGTCATCCGTAAACCCGAAAATTCGCGAGCAGGTTAACCGTCGTCTGCTCGATCAGCTTGTTCGCAACGTCCGAGACGATGTAACGCTTTTCCCCAATGCCTTCGGCGCGGTCCAGGCTGAGGAATAGATTTCTCTCAACATTCGACAGCAACATTCGGACCGATAGCGCAATGGCCTGCTTGATCGGCGGCGGCATCTTGTCTGCGACGGCTGCGATCGGCGGGACATGCGCCGGGTCCGCCGCAACCGCGCTGGCGTAGCCGCTGACATACCGAAACCGGACCGACTCCATGTCGGGTCGCGCGTAGGGCCACGTCTTGTTAATCACTGGCGCGATGTATGCCCTATTGTGACCGCCAAGGCCGAAGACGCGATAGTCCGTCCCTTCATTCAAGGTTCGCTCAATGCCGTCGCCGTCGTCATACTTGACGCTGGAAACCGCAGTGTGCACCGGATAGGGCAAGCCGATGTTGGTATAGCCGGGCTCGAAACCGTAATCCCCGACTGGAAACTCCGGAAGCCTTAGCTCCCACGTCTGCGGGCGAAGCGCACGGCCCAGCCATCCCCCAAATGCCGGGTCCATGGCGGCCGCAACCGCATCAATCGCACCGCTAATAATCGTATCCTGCGAAGTGGCAGTGATCCCCAGCGCAGCCTTACAGTCCGCGAGCGTCAGCGCGCCGACCGAGGGCGGCGTGATAAGGACTGAGGTTCCGCGCACCGGGTCACTTCTTCCGGTTCGACTGCGAACCGGCGTCCGGTTTGCGTTGCGGGCCACCCGTCGCTTGCTCGATTTTAACAACGGGCTTGTGCGGCACCGCCAGCCCATCGGTGACAAGCTTTTCGCCGTCAGGATGATCCATGACTTGGCCGGCATCCCAGCCACCGTCAGGACCGGCCTTGGTCGTGAGCATTCGAACTTTCATGGAAACTACTCCAGGACGATGTGGAAGGTGGCGTTCTTGGTGTTGCCGCCGGCTGCAATCACGATCTTGAAGCGATCCTGAGCCACGGCGATCTTGTCCAGCGCCGCGCGGGTGCCGTCGAAGGTGGACGCAACGCCAGCGGTCGAATGCGTGGCCTGCCTCGGGGCGCGAGTGGTGCTGGCGTTGACGTTGCTCTCTGCCCAGATCGTCTCGCCAGTGGATTCGGCGGTGATGGTTATCGTTGATCCGTCGTCGAACCCGCCGCTTGCCGGCTTCACATACCGGACTTGCGAAACAGCACCGGTCACGACCTCTGACCATGCCGTGGCAGAGCCATCTGCGGCCGTGGTAAGGGCGACTATTTGACGTTGAACGAAGCTCATCGTTCTAAGTCCCGATCGCGAGCCAGTTGAAATTTTCAACCCCGGTCGACGCGATCAGCGTCGTGTCACCGGCGCCGGTCGGCTTCCACCCGTACACGTCGATATTCGGGCCGTTGATGACACACGTCAGAGTGGACGTGCCGAGCCCAGGCGCCGCAGACCCGACGAGTTGCACATGCGCCGACAAACAGGTGGTGAGGCCGTGAGCAACCGACGTTGGATTGCTGCCATCAAGCGCTACCGGAGCGGCGCTGCGGGCGAGTTTGTATCCCGCCGCCGCGCCAGCGACTCCTGCACCGCCCGCAGATGCCGTAACGTCGACGCCGCCGATCTTAAGCTTGCCTCCGGTCTCAATGTCGAGTTCACCACCGGATTTGACGAAGAGCCGTTCGGCGCCCTGCTCAATGCCGACCTTGACGTTCTGGGTATCAGATTGAGCCGACATGGCGTCGCTCTCCTATTCGATTGTGAAATGGGGAACTGGTCCCGCCAATTCGCGACGGGACCAGGCTGGGCGTAGTTGCTTACGAAGCGCGCGCCGTTTACGCGGTGCCGACAGCCGGCGAAACCCAAAGCTCCTGCCCGTGCACCGTCGCATCGTTGGTGGTGGGCAGTTTGCGCGGGCCGTACTGTTCCGCGATGATGAAATTGACCACCGCATTCTGAGTGGCGCGCTTCACGAAAGGCCGGACGTAGCGCTGAGCCGGCTGGAAAATATCGACGATGAACACGCTGTCATCGTCGGTGTCCGCAACCGTCTGTTTGGAGCCGGCGAGATCGTCGGTGCCAGGCGTGCCGCCAGTGGCGTCCTTACCGGTGACGCCGATCGAGGTTGCCGCGCCGGACGTGATGGTTCCGAAACCGATAATGAAGCGAACCCCTTCGAAGTTCGCCATGTCGAGTTCGGTCGCGTCGGTGACATCGGTGCTACCGGCCGCAACGGCCGACTTGCACAACGTGGTTTTCACTTGAGGGCTGAGCTGCATTGTTCGGTTCCTGAATTTGAAATTGAGGGGATGGTGGCCCGGCGCGCGGCCGGGCCGTTGATCGTTACGCCAGCTTGACGCGGGCGAAGGCTTCCGGGAGCGTGGGTGCACCGTCACCTTCATAGCGGCCGATGAAGCCATCCTGATTGGTTTCGGCGTAGAGTTCGATCAGACGCTGCATCTGCAGGTCCAGCGAATCCACGATCCAGTATTTGGAGAAGTCGCCGATGATGCCGACGTACTGGCCGGTGGTGAACGTGTTCGGCGCGAACTCACTGATCATCAGCGGCCGGCTCAGCAGCGTATCCGGTTCTCCATCCCGCACCGACATGCGCCACATATACTGGCCGTCGCCATCCTTCAGCTTGGTGAGCTGCTTCACCGCGTCGCGATGGAACAGCCAATCCGCAATATTCCAGTAAGCGGCCTTGAGGCTGAACTTCGCCTCAATGATTCCGTCCATTGTTACTGCGGTGGTGGTGTTGCTCGTCGACACGTCGCGCGAAGTCGGAATGCCGTCGTTTGAGGCGACGAACACACCAAGCGGCTTCTGCTTGCCGTCGCCGGTCAGATATCCCTTCTCCTGGGTGACGCCGACCTTGTAGCTCAAGCGGTCGATGATGAGCTGTTCGAACGCCGGAGCCTTGCGGATCAGCGTCTTGGACAGCTTGACCCGCTTCGCCATCGGGTGCGGACGGAGTTCGCGCTTGCCGATGCGCAGCGTGTCTTCCTCGTTGCCGGTCGACAGTTCGGTCGTCCAATCCCAATCTTCCGCATCGACATCCAGGGTCGGGACGCCGAGACTTTCCGCGGTCGGCAGTTGATACTTCGTGGCCTTCTGGCGAATGAAGATCAGGTCGTCGACGTTCTTCAAGAAGGTCTGCACCACTTCCTGCGGCGGCTTGACGAAGCCGCCCTCAGCATCCGACCCCGCCTGATACGCACGGAACTCTTCGGCGCCATCGCCGACGAACCGGCCCGTCCGCAGATAGTTGCGGTATCCGGCCATCAGTTTCGCGGTCGGGGATTCCTTGCCCTTTTCACGTTCACGCCGTTCGTCGCCATCCTTGTCGGATTGAGCCGCTGCTTGGCGCTCGACTTCGACGGTTCGCTCTTCCGCCTCGATCTGCACACGCAGGCCATCAACGGCGTTGAAGGCTTTGCCGTGCTTGTCGACTTCATCGGGCGTCATATCCCGCTTTTCGGTAGTCGCGAGATCGATGATATCGCGCATTTCCTTCACTGCAACACCGCGCTTTTCGCGGAGAGCCTTCAAACGGTCGGACATTTATCCGTCTCCTGGTGATGACCCGTGACCACGGGCCGGGGTTGACCGCCTCCGCGGCGGGTTACATGGCGCGCGCGAGCATTTCCTGCGCACGAAGCAAATTCATCGGAACGGCGGGCTTGCGGTCACCGCCCTGAATCGGGGGAAGCTTCATCAATCTGCGAATTTCATTGACCGAGTCGTCGCCGGCCGCGAGGCGTTCCGAGCAGAACCCGACAAATGACCGAACCGCGATATCCGTCTGCTGATATGCGGGATAGGTGACAGGCGACACGTCAAACAGCCGGACCTTTTTCAGGCTGCGGATCACGCGGCCTTCATCATCCTTCGCCCAATCCTGTCCGCCCGGCTTCGCTGCGAATGCGAAACTCATTTGCGAAACGTCGCCGCGCTCGATCGGCGCCACGACAAGATCGTTGACGGTTTGCGTGTCGGGAAGAATGATCTCGATGGCCAGGCCGCGAGCATCTTCCGCCAGCCGCAACGTCTTTGACCGGTTGCGACCGAGCACGAAGTTAGGATCGTGGTTGAAGAGCGCGCGCACGTCGTCCGTCGTGATGGCGTCCGCAAAGGCGCCCGGAATGATCTGCTCACGGAAGCCGCCAAGGTCTTCCGACAACGAATTGAACACGGCGGCATGACCGACGAGTCGGCGCTCGCCATTGTCCCGCTTCTCAATGTGAAGACCCTCCGCTGCAAAGGCGCGGCGCTCGATTTCCATTTTGGCTTCTCCGGGGAAACGGTCAGGCCGCTAAGCGCGGCCTTTCCTGCTCTTTGATCGACGAGATAATCTGCGCGATAAACCGGGTCGCAATGTCCACGTCGTGCTCGCGCGTCTGTGGCGACCCGTTATTAGTTTTCAAGAGCACGTCCATGATGCGCGATGCCGGCACCATGTTAAGCGGCGTGATACGCTCGTTGCCGCCAGCAACCGGCGGCAGGTTCATCAGGCGCCTGATTTCATTTGGCGACGCCAGTCCCCATTGGATCATGAGGGCGTAGCCCTCCATGCGGGTTTTGAAGTCGCCGCGGAGAAGCGCGTCGATGTTGAACTCAAAATAAAACCGCGCCCGCGACTCACTCGACATGAGCGAAAGATTTAGGGCCTGCTCCCATGCAACGAACTTCGCGCGCATGTAGTATTGAACGAACCCGATCGACTGCTGCTCGATGCCAGTTCCCCAACTCGTCGAACCCGAAACTTCGCCGATCAGATGCAGCGGCACTCCCCAGACCCGCGCAATCTGCGCGGTGGCCTGTTGATAGATCGGGATGACCTGAGCCTCATCGTTGGTGATGCCCAGCTTCTCAACCTTCATCCCGGAATGCTGGATTACCGGCTTGCCGAGATTCCCGCCGCCATGAAGTTGCAGATACTGATTGCGGAGATCTTCAACCTGCTGGTTGGCGAGTTCGCCCGGAACGGTGATTGCGATTTTCGGCGTCGCATTATTCTTAAAGAACAACGAAAGATATTTTCCCGTCGCCAATGCTCGGCCGATCGTTTCCCTGTGGCGATGAACTCGGGATTGCCCCATCGCAAGATTGACAATGTGAGACGGCGTGTCGCGAAGATGCAGGACTTCATGCTGCATCAACACCCGCGGCGTCGAGTCCGAGGGCGACCAACGGTATGCAACACCCGTTGGCGTGCGGTAGGGCCACCATTCGCGCGGATGGCTGGGCTCCAGTGCTACCGGAAAGCCTGATTTGCCGGGGATAATCCGAGCATAAGCGTTACCGTGCGTCTCACGAAACCCCTCCATCATGGCGCGAAATTCGGAAGAGGTCTGCCATGGGTTCGGTTGATCGTGCATCAAGACGTGCAGCGGGTGTCCAGAGGCGCGGACTCGCTCGTCTTCTGACTTCCTTTCGAACAGATCGAGCGGAACGGTGGAGATAGTGTCGGAGTTCAGCCCGATAACCGCGTCAACTTCCGGGCACTCGCGCGCATTGTCCGGCGTGACGTTGGTTCCTGCGGTTGTTTGATCGAGATCGCCGAACAACGCAGTTAGCAACGGGTCGCGCAACCCACGCCCTGGCGTGACAGCCGAACGCGTCGACACGTCCGATGCTATTCGGTTCAAAACTCCCATTTGGTTTGCGCCTATTTCATCAAGCGGCCAGAGGCGACTGCAATCAGGATTACGCCCGACACGATCGCGGCAACTGACCATGAAAACTGCGCTACACCGATGGCGACTATGACGATGCCGACTAGGCAGATAGCGTCGCGCTCATCAAACAGCGATTTCTTCTCTTGCGGAGCGTTCGGATCGTTCGTCATACCAGAGTCCGTCCCGCAGATATCAGTGCGCCAATGTTCAAGCGCACGCCCTCATATGAACGAGCCGCGCCTATCGCCTGTGCAAGCGCGATAGCGCAGTCAATTTTTTGGGTTGAGCGCTCTTTCGCGAGCCAATAGTTTCCCCAACGATCATTATCGGTCACCGCAGACATGATCGCCGATATCACCACCGGGCTTCGTCTGATCCGGATTCGCTTCTCCAGCAGCAATTCCTCGAATTGTCGGATGCTCATCGGCATCCACAACCCTTCGGGTTCGCGCTTGCCCAGCTTCGCCGCCGCTTTCATGGCGTCGTTAGGTGCGCCTTTTCTGACGCCGCCTTGCGGGTGTTCGACAAACTCAATCTTCAATCCGAGGTCGGCACACTCCGGCTCCAGGCCGCGTCTGAAGGCATACCGATCATAGGCGAGACACTTGATAAGAAATTCGTGGTCGGCTTCCGCAATCGCCTGCGCGACTTGCCGGTAGCTGATGTTTTTTCCCTTCGGTGCATGAAGGTGGTGGTCGTCGATCCACTGCTGATACGGTGCCTTGTCTCGCAGCGCTCGCGCGGAAACCGTATCGCATGGCGTCCATGCCTCAACCCAAGCGTCGAAGGTTGGCTTGCCTGTGTGCTCGCCCTCAGTGACTACGCCGGTTTGGACTACAAACCCGAGCGCCGTGATATCCTTGTTCTGCGAAAGGTCGCAGCCGAGCCATGCCGCCTTTCCGTGATGCTCGCGCGGGTCGAAGTCCGCCAGACACGGCTCCAGCACCGCCCGCGTTATCCACGCCGTTTCGGCTTCGGTCCAGACGCAGAAGTGAAGCCGCAAAATATTGTTTAGCTTGGCCGGGATACCCTTCGCCTGCGCGACGACGCCCGCTAGATATTTTTCGGTGATGGTGACATTGAGCAGCGGGTTTGCTTTAGGCCAGCATGTCGGGTCTTCAAGCGGATCGTCGCCAACGTCCAGCCCACAAACATAACTGAACGTCGTATCGTCGATTATCTGCCCGAGGTAATGAGCATCCTCGTCTTTCGCGTCACGATTTCCGGCCGCGACCCTGATAGCGTGTTCGTGTTCGGTCCAGCATGCGGAGTTACGATCGCTCCCGCTGTTCGTAATCATCACCAGGAGCGGTTGACGCCGGAACTTAAAACCACGCTCCAGCATTTCGATAATGCCGGCGTCCGGGTGTTCATGTAGCTCGTCGACAAGAGCGAAGTGCGGGCGCGGACCGGAGCCTGTTCGCTTCGTCTCTCTCGACACCGGGCGGAAGAACGACGACTTTTTCAAATACGCGATGTTTATCTCGCGCCCTACACCGCCGCTCATACGCAGCCGACTGTTTAGAGCCGGCGACTTGTAGACCATCTTCACGGCATCGCGGAAAAGGATTCCCGCCTGGTCTTTGGTGGCGCCCGCAGAATAGATTTCCGCACCGGCTTCACCATCGGCCGTCAACCCGAGCAACCCTAAGCCACCGGCAAGCGGTGACTTTCCATTCCCCTTCGCTTCCTCGATATAGGCCCGGCTGAAACGCCGCGTGCCGTCTAACTTTTTCCACCCGAACAGCGAGCCGATTTTGAATGCTTGGGCCGGCGCGAGTATGAAGGGGGTGTTTTCAAATTGCCCTTCGCTGAGGATCAGCTTCTCTTCATAGAAGCGAATCTTCTTTGCGGCCTCTTCCTTGTCGAACCAAATATCCTTTCGCTTTAGATCGTCCAGATGGCGTCTGCACGCGTTCCTGACATGCGGTCCCGCGACGATCTTGCCGGCGATAACATCCTTTGCGTAAGCCGTCGCACGATCTGGCGCCGCTCGCTCAGTCGTCGAAGTGTTCGTCCTTTTCTTTATTTTTTTCGGCATCGATCACGCGATTGCGCTCATCGGTCAGACCCAACTCGCTCATGTACGCGCGCATCTGCCCGTGCTTCGCTGCGGGAAAGCTGATCGGTGCAAATCTAAATTCTTGCCACAGTTCGCAAAACGCGATCGCTGCCGGCTCGCGCGATGCATCAAGCCAATCGGCGGGCTCGATATATTTTTTCCACGCCGCAAGCCCGTGACTCTTCAAAAACTTCGGACGCATCAGCTTTCCGAAACTCGTCACCGCTTTTTCTACTGCTTCGCGCAGTTTTTCTTCGCTGCCATGGCGCGTAACGTTGCGCGTTCCGTCGACCAAGCGAAGATGCGCGGGCTTCGGCTTTACCCCTCGTTTAGCCACTTTCAAACCGCCCTTGATCCCTGATTGCTGATTGCATGATCCAAAACATCAATCTGCAATAATGAAAGATTTTGCCCCAACCGGTGCGGGCTCCCCAAGGTCGGCTAGTTTCGCCTACCCCCTAGGGGGGGCAACGTTCGTTCGAACCTTGCCGGCTCTGATAAGCCCAATCCAGGACGCCATGACACCGAACCGAACCGCGAACGTTTCGACACATTCATCGGGTGACTGTCGAATGGTGCGAACGTCGTCGTCCGATATCAAAGCGCGATTATGACTGCCGCCCCTTCGCAAACCGCTGGCGGTGCCATGCCGAACAGCATCTTGAGCGTTTTCAAATCTTGTTCCCCAAACGAGATTGTCTTCGCGATTATCGGTCGCAACCCCGTTGAGGTGCCGCGACTCAGCATCGTCAAATGGCTTCGGTCCATGAAAAGCGAACAGCACCAATTGATGAACTGGCATCTTCTTCTTAGTGCTGCGACCGACGCCAGTCTTTACGTTGGCGAGTAGATACCCCTTATGTAGATGCTGGGAGATAACTTTTAGCGAACCGGTTCTGTTCGAATAAATCTCACCTTCGGACGCAGCGAAGTATCCGGGGAAGCCGGGGATCGCCTTCATGCTACCGCCCCGCCGCCTTGCCGCTCGCGTCAATGATTAGCCCGAGTGATGACGGCAGCGGGCGCTATCGGCCACCCGTCCGCACCAACCGCTTGCCGCGCCTTGCCGCCGTGCTCGATACGCTGCTGGTCCACGTCGTGACAGTCTTTGCACATCGAATTAAATGGACCGCTCCAGAATTTCACCGGGTCACCGTTGTGACGCTCAGCATGGTTACAAACGGTTGCCGACGTGGTTACGCCGCGCTCTTGGCATTGCCAACATACCGGATGCGAGCGGAGTTGTTTCGCCCTGATAGCCTTCCAGCGCGCGGTGCCGTACCATTTGCGCCAAGGCTGCGCGGCCTGGCGCCTAGCGTCATGATCGCGATTGGTTTCCCTCTGAGCCTGTGACTTCGGCATCAACGCAGATAGGGTTGCGGTGTCGGCAACATCCGCTTGCGCTGCTTTCGTAATTTCTCAAAGCCGCCCCGACGCCTTATCGCTTCGGCCTCAGACCACGACAGCCGCAGCACAATCGCCGCGTTCTCTCTTGCAGTCGCGTAGCGTGTGGATAGCGCCCGCCTGCCGATTCGATATCGCTTAATCACGCGTGCCGTCGACAAGCTGATACAGACCAGCCTCTGTGAATGCCGAGTATGTTTCGCGCAGCCATGCCCGCACATATCCAGTGAGCATGCGAGACTGTGACGCGTCCGCGATGTATGAGCTGAACGACATGCCGAGGCGTTGAACCTCAGTGCAAGCCCGCGCCTGGAGGTGAGGAACTGTCAGCGTTGGTGATCCTAACAGCGATGCCTTGAACCGTTGGTCCGCTTCCCATTCCTTAAAGCCGGACTCGTTGATGAGGTTCTTCACCAGCAGATGAAGCGCGCCAGTGCCCAGCTTTTCAGCGATAGCCGCGATCTCGCCAAGGCTGGCGGCGCTCGGGCCTAGGACATGGAGTAGTGCCAGATTGAAATTGCCGGCACGAACGTCGTCAAGCAATCCGGTGCGGTGAAGTGCGCTCAGTGTTTCGGTAAACAGCCCCGCCTTGATATCGATCAGCGTAACGCCCTGCAGCCGATCAAACATCTTCATTTGATCGTCAAGCGACTGTAGGTCGACGACTTCGGCTGCATCGCTGAATTGTCGAAGATCCCCGGCCGGGTACTCACCATCAAATACTTTGCGGACAGCCCTGCGGTGCCGCAGGTAATCGTCAAGCGCCCGTGCAACGGTAGTCTTGCCGACGCCGCCTTTGTCGGCACCGACCATGATGACGAGGGGCTTGCTCATTCAATCACTTCCGAATGATAGTTTGGCTTCGCGTTCCATTCGCGCGTTAGCGGCGCGGCGGTGTTTGCGCGCGGCTTGCTTGGCCTCATACTTCCGGCACCATGCGCCTTGTCCGCGCTTTGGTCCGCCGTGCTCTGATTTCTTCGCGCAACTGTTCAGAGCCATGCGCTAACCTTTGATCTTGTGGCTGGCCCGCGGCTTCCGCGCTTTACGCCTTGCCTCTGCGGCGGCGTCGGCTGCGGCTGCAACTTCTTCCGGCATATCGTTTACCGAAGGCCAGAGGGAGCGTGGCCCGGTCGCCAACCAGAACGGGTCTAGGTTATCAACGTCGAAGTCGCGAACATGGATTGCGCCGCGCCCGTCGAACCACACGCATTCGGCAACATCGTTGCTGATGTCGGAAATCTTCATCAGGCGCCCGCCGCCAGCGCGCACCATCTCGCCGGCTCTGAGCATTTGACCGCGCTCCTAGCTATTCCGCAAAGCTGTAGTCATCCGTCGTGAGGCGATCGAGGAAGGTCATATCGTTGTCGTCGGACAATGTCTCATCAAGAGACTTCGACCTGTAAGTTTCCATCCGCCGGTGATGCGCCGTCACGAATGCTGCGGCGTGCTCTGCCATTTCCTCAATTGGAAAGGAATCTAGCAGAACGGCTTCGATCAGGTCCGCCTTTACGTCGTCCCGAGTATGTTCCGGCAACCCGCGACCCACAGCAGCCTCTGCTGCGCGGTAAAGTTCATCCTGCAGTAGCTGCCCCCGCAGAACAGCGGTTTGGAAAACAGGACGGGCGCCGCTTTTCCTTTTAATCGAAACGATCTGACACCGCTTCGCTATGCGTTCCCGGCGCGCAATCGCAAACGCTTCCGCAAATTCCGGATGGTGCGCGCACCGCTGGTGCATTGCGTGGTAACTCGGAAGTCTCTCCGGTTTAAAGTTATTAACTGAGGTGGAAACATCTAAGACGAACCGAGCAAGGGCTTGCTCATAATGCTCTGGCGCAAAGCGGCGGCGGGCTCTTTGGACGCGCAATTCGATCAGCTGTTGGTACTTCGCCGGATTCCTTCTTAAGAACGCTCCGAATGACCGCCCACCGAGTCGCATTTCGGAAAATATCTTACGCACGAGCTGACCATCCTCAATCCTCCGAATGAATTCAGGAAACTTCGCTAGGTATTGCTTCTCCTTGTTGGCTATTTGGCACTTTGCTTGAAGTGCGCGAATACCGACGCGAGCGCGAGCCGCGTTGAGACGCCTCGCGAACTCCAAATCAGTCAGGGCATAATTCAGGACCGTACTTCGAGCCGGCAAACCCTTCTTGGGCGCAAGGGCTCGACTCAACGAGTCCCCGGCTTCGACCGCTGTTAAGATTTGCGCCCGTACCTGAGGCGTCAGCCCCTTAGATTTGCGGGGCCGCTTTTGCCTCTTCCGAAACGACGCCGAAGGCCCGCGATCTCTTTCCGCCTGGGCAAAGGCCGCCGCGAAAACCAAATCCGTATTCAGCCAAAGTTTGATCGTGCCGCGATCGGGAAGTTCTAGCTCTTGCTGGTGGATGGACCGGATCGAATGGCCGGCCCGAATAGCCGTGAGCACTGCCGCCTTGACTTCGTCGTGAAGCATCTGATCAACGTTAAAATGTTGGCCTGCCAATGACGAAACCGCCCGCCGCGGCGGTGTGCCGGGGCGGGCGGAATTTCTTACCTGATTTCGGATGATGCGAGTGTTGTCAAGCTTGTGACCGCAAGTCAACTGCCATCTCCAAGAAAAACAACGCTTCTGTGAATAAGCGTCAGCCGTGCCGCTTGCGCTCACGAATCGCACCGAAGTCGCGATTGCTGGCGACGGCTTCATGTCGCGGGTTTAGCCGTTCGCGCTGGCCTCGATAATCGGGATGCCGGCGCTCACCGACAGCCTTCCACGCCTTGTCCAGCGCTGAATGCAGGGTACTGATTCCGCCGTGTTTGCAGATCGCGCCAATCGGGGCGATGTGGCAGGAAAAGTCCGCGATCGACGTGATGTCGTCCAGCTTTAGGCGCGCGACGAGTTCCCGCGACGACTCCTCGGTCATGATCACCAGCTTGACCGAGCGTTTGCCGAACGCGCCTTTCCAGAACTCCCGGCCTATCGATTGATAGATGGGCTTGAGCGCGTAGTCGGCATGCTCCACCTCAAAAAGAAATTCGATATGCAGCAGCAACGGTGTCTTGCGGCGATGTCCCATCACACGGTCCCCGCTGCGGCTATCGGCGCAGCCCTCGTTGCGCGGCGAAGTGGCTCCAGTATGCGGCGAATAGGATTGAGCGGTAACGTTCCCCAGGCGCTGACGTAGTTGTTTCCGGTCGGCATCACGGGGACAACGCGGCTCTGCTCTGCCTCGTTATTTTCGATCCATGGCGTCGGCGGTGCCCGCGGCGGGAGCGCGACGTAATCGGCAAGATCGAGGTTGGCGACCAGCCAATTCATAGCATCCCACCAAACAGCGTATTCAGCGCGCCCCATGATGATCGACACCGGCGACGGCAACCATTCGATCGGACAATAGGCCCCGAGCGAATATCTGTTGCGTCCCTCGCATTCTCCAACGATTTTTGCGTTCTTACCTTTCGCCGCCTGGACCCTGTGCGGCATCGGCTCTCGATCGCTCCAGTCCGGCCGCGTCCCGCCGCTCGCGTGCATCGTTACCAGCGCCTTGGCGCGAAACGTTCCAAGCAACAGCACATCTCGCGGCTGGTTTACCTTTTTTTGCCATTTCCCTGTTTTAGGGTCTGTCCAGCCGGCGACGGTGCGCTTTGCGGGCTCGCCATGCGGTCGCCGCGAAAAGTCATTGATGGAAACGAGGCCGGCCATCGGCCCCGCCAGCACGTCAAGGCTTGCGGCCCAGTCAACGACCACGTCCTGAATTTGCCCGATCGTCCGTTCGATCCTTTCCGCGTCCGGGTGCGGCAACCCGAAATGAGCGTAGCGCTGTGCGGCGCCGTGGCCTGGATCGGCATCGACGCCGCCGCGCTGCCCGTAGTCACGGATTTTCTCCCACACGCCTTCGGCGGCCGATACGTGCCGCTTGGACAGCTCGTCGCGGAACGCCCAAAGCAGCAGCCGCTCAATTTCAATTTGGGTTTTCGGCATTGTTGTTCGTTGCCCCGTCGTCTTGTGGTGATGCTTCCGCAGGATATTGCTTCGCCAGCGCTTTCGCGATTTCCTCGGAAACGCTGGCGTAGCGCCCTTTGGCGCTCGTTCTGATACGCTCAAACAACGCAACGCTGATCGTCGTGCTGGCGCGGCATTGACCCTCGCCGCAGCGAGCCTTGGAGCCCTTCGCCCAATGTGCTTGGCGCGCGGTCCCCATCAGACCAGCCCTGATGGCTGGCGCCGCGCGTCCTGTTTCACAGTGGAAATTGCTGCAATTTTACCGCTGGTAAAAGGCTCGGGCGCTCGGTTAACGATCCGCGCTCCACCTAGAGCCGCCGCTAATTCTTTCGACAGGCGCGGCTTCGCGATGCTACTGATCGAGAATAGATCGCTCTGCAGCGGTCGCGCAGCGGTAAGGCGCAACGATGATACCTTGATGGCATCGGCCGAAGCATCAATGCCGATGGCGCGCCGCCCAAGTTTTTCTGCCGCTACCAACGTTGTGCCTGATCCGCAAGTTGGATCGACAACAAGATCACCTGCCACAGTAGCGGCGGTGATCAATTCCTCTAACAGCGCCACCGGTTTTTGAGTCGGATAACCGACGCGCTCCTTTGACGAAAACGAGCCGAGTGGCGCAGCGTCCGCAAAGTCGTTGAAGTGGATATCGGGGTCGCGACTGATGGGGTCGCCGACTGCGCGTCCGCAGCGCCATAACTTGAAGCGGGACGCCCTGGAGCGGCCCCAAACGGCTATCGTGTCATGAACGCGGCCAAACTTGATCGCGCTGCTCTTGCCGCCTTCCGTGCGCTTCCAGACCAGCGTTCCGACGCTGTTTTCCGGTCCGAAAACGATGTCACCAATCAACCGAAGATAGGCGCCCATCGTGTCGTCAAAATGCAGCCACAGCGTCCCCGTCAATTTTAGAACGCGCCGCACCTCGATCAAGAGTCCGGCCATCACACCAAGATAAGCTCGTGACGCGGCCTTGGTCGAGGTAGCCGCGAGCAGTAGCGCGTGACCGCTGGCGCTGAAATTTCGCAGGCTCTGCCAGCCGAGTTCGGACTTCGCGGACGGATTCCATTTGTCCGAAAACGATCCGGCCTTACCTTTCCAAATTTGCTCGTTGCCGAAAGGTGGATCGCTGTACACCATATCGACAGAGCACGGTACCAGCGAACGCAGAACTTCAGCGCCGTCGCCGTGCAAAAGTGTTATGGCCGCCTGCGTCATACCACACCCCCCCCCCGCGACGACGCCTTCCAATGTCGTGAGCGAATAGCCAATGCGTCCTTTTATGGTGAGACCGAACGGCGCGATTGCTTCGCGAGTGAGACCTACTTGCACCGAAATAATATTTTCCGATTCCGGCCCACCGTTCGGATCGTTGGCGTAGACCAGGTCCATCATCTGATCACGCGTGATGAGCCTGCCGGTTCGCCAATTGCGCCAGAGCACATCAAAAATTCTTGCCTTGAGCGGCGATAGCGTTACAGCGAGCCCGCGCCCAACTAGGGAGCGCGCCGACATATTCCATTGCAGATCATCGACCATGCCAAGCGGTTGTCCGCAACACGGGCATCTTCTTCCGATCAGATGCCGCTCGGGACGGTTCACGCCGCCCCGCCCCGGCGTGATGACGGCGTTGCCTTGGATTAGCGGGGCGGCGTTGCTCATGCCGACTTCGCCTCCCGGCAACCGTATGCGCAATCCGCGCAGGACTTGGACTTCACGTCGCCGACGTATCGTTCATCGCAACCGGGACATACGCGAAGGACCGGACCTGGAATCCAGCCGCTCAGTTTCGGGCGAGCGTCGCGCTTGCCTGTCTCACGGCTGCTTGGATGGGAGGCTGAAATGTCATTCGCAGATGAAATTTTGCGCTGCTCAACATCTGTAAGTTCTTCCAGATAGACACCGTCACTGCGAATATTCGCAGTGACGCCGCCAGCCGCCTGGACGGATGCTGCCCGCACACGGCGATTCTTGAACCACGCGATCGCGACCGCCTTCCAGAGCGCGATCGACGGATGCGCCGCCACGAACATCTTCGCTTCGGCTTCGGCCTTCGGTCCCATGGCGACGATGATGGCCGGTAGTTTGTCCGCCGACAGGTCTTTGTATTCCGGATCGTGCAACAACAGGTCTGTCGCCTTGATCTGGACTTGCGTTATTGGTGCCAGCTCGGCGCGCGCTAAGAGCGTCAAGACACGGGCGGCCGCTTCCTCCCCGCGACCGCGGATGAGGGCGCCGATGGCGGTCACTGCTACCGTCGAGGCCGCCGGATAACGCCCGGCTCCAGGCGAAGTGCGCAGCACCGTTACACCTGCCGCTTCGCAGGCCCGTTCGACCGCAAGGGCATCAGCTTGCCTCGCCGCCAGCGCGGCGACATGCAATTGCGTAGCGGTAACGGCAATCCGATCACGATTGTGGCTGATAAACGCGCCCGCGCGGTCGGTGCGCTCGGCCGCTTCTATTATCATCACGGGGATCTGCGGAATGTCGGGATGCGAGCATGCCGCAATCGCGGTATGCTGACCGTCGATCAACTCGATCCCCTCGTCGACGAGGACGCCGACCGGCGCCTTGAACTTGGCCCAATCCCAGCCGCTGATGATCTTGCGGACAAGCTTTAGGCTGCGCTCGCTGCTGTCGCGCTGATAACCCTCGTCAACGAGCAACGTGCCGGGATCGACCCATTCAAAGATCGGCAAGGCGCGCGGCGTGCCACCGGGTTCGCAGCCGTTCAGCGCAATCGGGGCGATGGGGCGATGCGTCATTTTTCGCCAGCGAACTTGACCGCCGCGCTCGGGTCACGCTGGCGGGGCTGATCGGCGATGGCTTGCAGCTTCGCGATCACGTCCGGCAGGTGAGCATGGTCGATTATCAAATACGGGTCATCGGTTTCGTCCGGCCAATTCTTTTCCTGCCGGATTACTGCCGAGCCGAATTGATTGGCGTACACCGCCGTCGATCGCTGTTCTGGCATGACCACATCCTCGTTGTTGTGCGACCAGTCGAAGTCGTCGCTCATTGGCTGGCTCCTGTTTGGTTTGTGTGCGGAGGTTTTCGAGCGCGAAGCAGTCCGAGCACGTCGGCACCTAGCTTGCCGCGCTCTTCTAGCGTCGTGATCATTTCAAGATCGGTGGTGTTAAGGCCTTGGAGGATTTCCCAGCCGTCAAAGCCAAGGCGTCTGGCGATCCGGTTCTGGATTACTTCGACGCCCTTCCTCCCTGTCTTGAAGGCTTCCTGCCTTTCGGCGACTGACCGCTTTGGAGGTTTGGCTGCCTTGGCGTCCACCGGATTTCCGGTGGATTTTGGATTTGCTGATGATGATGCTTCAAGTGAAGATTTAAGTGACGGTTCAAGTGAAGGTTTACACCGCACAGCTATGCGGCATGGTGACCGGGCTGGTTGCGGCATGGTGACCGGGCTGGTTGCGGCATGGTCGCGGGCGTCATGCGGCACGGTGTTTTCGTCGGGTAAGGCGACGCCAGCGCTCTGCTCGGGACCATCTGACCGTGCCGCAGATTGCGGCTTGGACATTTCTGCAACAGGCATGTTTAGGAAGTAGGTTCGGCTATCCCACCTGCCCGCGCCCTGTGGCCTCGGAACCTTTCGCATCAGCCCAGCGTCGACGAGTTTTTTGATATTTCGTTGAACGGTATCAACGCTCTGCTCAGTGTCCTTCGCCAAGACCTCTTGCGACGGCCAACAGCAACCATCGGCGTCGGCGTAGTTGGCGAACGTCAACAGCAACAGCTTCACCGACGACGATCCGACCGTTTGTCTGATGGCCCATGACGTAGCCTGCCAGCTCATCGGGACTCCCGCTGCAGTCCCACCGGGACTCCCGATGTTGTCCCGGTCGCATCCCACCGGGACACCCTGCACCGGCGCCGCCTCCGGTCTGGCGACAAGTTCTGCTCTGCTGCTTTGGCGAGGGCACCGGTGATGCAGGTGCTATTCATCATCCGCGGCGGGCTCCGGCGCGGGCTTGGGTTTTTCCTTCGGCTTCAACCATGGAGCCAATGCCACCGCGACCAACGTCCTGAGGAAAAATCCCCAGGGCGGTTTCCGCTCGGGCGAATTTGGCACCGATGTTTTGGCTTGCATGAATGTCACTCTTGATGCGACGGCTCGATCCAACACCGGCTAGTGGGCTCGTCTCTAATCTCAGAATTTCTTGGTCGATCTCGGCGGCTTGCCGACGCCGCCTTGCGATTGCGATCACACGCTGCGCCCACCACCACCACCGCGGCTGCGCTTTCCCCATCAACATCTGGAGAAAATCAAAACCATCTTCTCCCTGCAAAATGGTTTGTAGCTCGTCGACCGTGTACGGCCTCGACGCCGACATTCGATATTTTGCCGTGCGCTCGGAAAGCCCAAGAAAACCGGCTACAACAGACCATGTCTTGCGCGGGTACAACGACTTGAACAGCGCAGAAATTTGATGGGAAATGGTGCACGATTCCGGAATTGTGGTGCACGTTTCGCCACTCCCCAAATTTGGGGCAGGGCATGTTGGCGCGTATGTCTGCGACATCGACTTGCTCATGAAGGGTTACACAATGGAACGCGCACACGACCAGCAGCGGCGACGCCGGTCAGCAGTCAGCCGCTCGCGTCAATCCGGACAGAGGCGGGACTTAAGTCACCACCGGCGAGCGACCGCGATTCGAGAGTTCGAGATTTGGGACCGCCGGATGATCCAGCAGCATGGCCACCTGTATCATCGGGCGATGGGATGGACGCTGCATTGAAGATGTCTGGACGAAACATCGAGCGGGGCACGCGGCCGGCGGTAGCTACATCAATTTGTGTAGCCATTTTAGGCGACACGAGACCCTTGACCTTCGCGCTCCATATAGCGTTCTGGGAGTATCCAGTCGCCTTGCCGAGCTTTTTTTCCGAGCCGCCACATAATGCGACCGCTTCGGCGATCAAACCTCGAATGACTTCGGGCGCGGGAAGCGAAATGTCGTGCATTCGGGCAAGATGACACATTAATAGGTTGAAAGCAACACACCGAAGGGTTGCCGATGTGTTGGATTATCTAAAGCCGTGTGGTAAATTTAAAAAATGCCCGTCAAATCAACATCTTCCGAGTTGGCACAGCATCTTCGCGCGCGCCGTGAATGGTTAGGTTGGTCACAGGCAAAACTTGCTGCAAAAGCAGGGACGACGCAGCAGACCATTGACCGGATCGAGAACGGCCAAACGGTTTATTCGCGCTCCTTACCAAAAATCTCAGCGGCGCTTGATCTTGCCGAGAAAAATGTGGTCCTCACCAGCGAACGGCTGAAGGGACTGCGGACGGAGACAATCGGCAAGCATTCACCTCTACCGACAGCGCATCACTCCTTCCCTACATTCGCTTTGAGGGACGAGGGTGTCATTAAGCTTCTCTATTATAATCAATTTCTTACGGCGTGGGTAGACCGGCACGTTTCATATGCAATAGCTGTGCTTACTTCCCAGCTGCAGCCTACATTCGCTCACGGAGACGTACTGTATGTCGATACAGCGATGGCGCCGCAGCCAGGAAACTTCGTGATTATGTTCCAACTTGAACTGAGCCTTATATTCGAGGCGACCGTTCAATTCGGTCGCTTCAAAGAGGCTGCTGGAGAAATGTTGCACTGCGAAACACTAGACGGGCAGAGAATCGTTCTTGAAAAAAGCGCCTATAACATCGACCCCATTGTTAGCCGACATAGCCGCCTCGACAAGACGGGCGATTCGCCGGCCTAACCTATTTCGGTGTTGACCTTAACACATTAATGTGTTGAGTTGCTCCCGTACCTCACGGGAGCCGCCGCCTTGCCACCTGTCCCCCATGCCAGCGCCTTTACGCCACCGGTGCCGACGTTCTTGTTCGACAGTCGGCCTTTCCGCGTACTGGACCGTGGCGGTGACCCTTGGTTTGTTGCCACCGATGTCTGCTCGATCTTAGATATCGCCAACTCCCGCGACGCCGTGAGCCGCCTAGATGACGATGAAAAGGGTGTCGGTGAAATCGACACCCTTGGCGGTCGCCAATCCTTATCAATAATCTCAGAACCCGGCCTGTATGCGCTGGTTGGTCGAAGCAACAAGCCGAACGCCAAGCGGTTTGACCGATGGGTTCGCCATGACGTGCTGCCTGCCATTCGCAAGACAGGCACCTACGGCACCACCACCCCGCCCAACTTCGCCGTCCCGGGCAGCTTCGCGGCGGCGCTGAGGCTGGCGGCGGACCAAGCCGAACTCATCGCACAGCAGGAAACTGAGATCGCCGTGATGGTGCCGAAGGCGTCGTTCCACGACGCTGTCGCCGACGCCGTGAATACGCAGGACATGAACACCGTCGCGAAGGTGCTCGGCACCGGCCGGACGCGGCTGTTTGCGCGGCTGCGTCGTCAATCGATCCTGATGGGCAACAACCAGCCCTACCAGAAATACGTCGACGCTGATTATTTCCGCGTGATCGAACTGCGGCCTTGGAAAGACCCGGATGGCAACAGCCACGCGGCTTACAAAACCGTCGTCACCGGCAAGGGCCTGACATTCCTGCAGCGCCTGCTTGCCGAACCCGAGTCTCCGCAGATCACAGGACCGGGAGCAGCCCGATGATGCGCCTGATTTTCCGAAACGGAAAAATTGAAATTTGGTCGGTCCCCGAAACTTGGGGTGTCGACTTCTATGTGTTTGGCGTCACCGCCAGCGGCGACCCGCGCGTGTGCCCGTCCCTCGGCATGGCTCATGAGGTAGCGGCGCAATGACCGGGTCGGAAACCAAATTCAATGCGTTCATAGCCGCCATTGCTGATCCGAGGCTGCGCGCCCGCGTTGAGGATAGCGCCATGGTCAATTCGTGGGGCGACCCCGCGCTTGTCGGCGCGGATCACGCCCGCCTCTGGCAAGCAGCCCTCTCGACGGCTGAAGAATGCGTCAGTTGCGCGCGCGACTATTACCCCGAACTGTACGGGGCTGCGCAATGACATTCATCCGCACCATGGCCGGATCGTTTCCGACGCTCGCGGCCATCGCCCTTTTCCTTTCGACCATTGCAGCTTGGTCCGCAATCATTTGCGGAGCGTGATCGGCGCGTCCGATTGGGAGTGACGACAATGCTTCAAGTCCCTACCGCGACACGGACCGCCCAGGTCCGCTTCCTGACTTCGGCGGCAATCCCTAAAACTCGCAATCTGTCGCCGATCGTTCGGACATGCGCCTTGCTAGAAACCGCCTCTGCGGAATTTATCGCCGCGCACCGGAAATTCGCTGACGCCGAGCAGGCTCAACAGGATGCAAGGCCAGCCGCGCCAGCCGCGCTGCGGTCGACGAAACGAAACCTTGCTGACGTGACCTGTTTCCCGCTAGGCCGCCCCGCTCATATCGCAATTATGCCGGCAGAAATTCGCCGCGAGATTGCAAGGCTCCGGAGCAACAAGGCCAAGTCCGAACATGCGGACGGCGTTCACCACATCATGCATTCCGATGCAGGCTTTCCCCTGACGGCGAAACAGCGCGCACAGTTGAAGCGGCTGGAGGCCAAGCTGGTCATTGCGGAAGCGTTCGAAAAGAAGTGCGGCGCCATCACGGCCAGATTGAAGGTCGATGAACTCCAAACAGCGACCTGCAAGGCATCGGACAAGCAGTCAATGCTCGTGGCGAAGCTGGCGCGGCTGCTTGCCCGATCTCGCGATGATTTGCTGGCGAAGATCGCCGCTTACAAGGCGGAATGCGAATCGTTCCACGGCTCCGAGGGCGAAGTTGAACTGGCCCATTCCATCGTCCGCGATGTTGAACGGCTCGCCGCCGCTTCGACGATCTGATCCGAAAATGATCCGCGCACAAGCGCGGGCGTGACGGCCGCGCGCCGTTGGGGGAATTGATATGTTACAGACCGCCGCTTCTCGCACAAACCACCCGCTACCAATTTTCACCGCACGGGCCTCGTCGAAGGTCAAGCGCCCGCCAATATCCGCGTTGGACAAGGCGATTACCGAACATAAATCCGCCCTGCAGAGTGCTCGCGCTCTCGATCGGACGGAACAGCGATTGCTCAAAGCCCATCCACATCTTGCGGGAAGGTCACCAAAAGATGCCGCAGAGCATCGGGAATGGAGACGCCAGAAGCTCGCACTCGGGATCATTGCGGCTGAAAATAGGGCGTATCAAGCTGCTTTGAAAGAGCAGCGCTTATTCACGAAATTTATCAAAACCGTGCCGTCATCCAAGGCAGAGGTGGGACGTTACGCGCGCTATGTATCCCTTATCATCAAGGGTCGCGTCGGGGGAAACCCCAACCCTTCGGTAGGCAGCGGTGCGATCCAAGAAATGGGGGGATTGCAGGTTTACGAGCAACGGATTCGCTTCGCGTACTATGATCTTTATAAGGTGCTCTTAGCCCTCGCGAAGCGGACACGCTGAACCAGATGTCCGCGCCTGATCTTGATCGGCTCAGCCACGCCGCCGCGCTCCGCACCATGCAAGCGCGTGTCGCGTCGTTCAAGGCGCAGATGGCTAGCGAAACCCGAGCGCGAGAGCAAGCCGATTCGGAACGTCAACTTGCCGCTGAGCGGGACCGCTGGAAACGGCTGGCGCTCCGGTATGAAGCGGAATTGCGCTCCTTAAGTCCCTCCCGCCAGACGGAAAGGGCTTGAACCTTGGCCGTTGGCGACCGCACAATAGACGAGGTTGTCGCCGATCTGCGGATTAGCAAGCGAAGCCTCGATACGTGGTTGGCAGCGGACCTGTTACGCGCCGTCGATGATAGGCGGTTTCAGTTTCACACCATGCGCGGGCGGAAACGAATATGGTCGACAGCGGCATTCCAAAATCTCGAAGCGGCGATCGAAAGGGAAAGCGCCCCGGGCGGCGTTCTCGCGGCGTTAGGCTCCAAGAGCGCGACGGCTTCTGGCACGCTGTTGGTTCCCTACGGGTCGCAGGCCGTTCAGTCCGCATCCGAAAAAGTCTTGACTTGGCCATCGCGGCCACCGCTCAAACCGAAGCCGAAGGCGCGCTCGAATCCTTCGTCGAAGATATCAAGGCGAAGATCACCGGCAAGGCCGGGCGTGGTGATCCAGTTGCGATAGCAGCGGCCGGTTATCTTTCGACGCCGCGGAAACGGCCGCTTGGCGCGGCCTCAGTCAACATCGTTAAAGAGGCCGTCAAAAAGTTCGGCGGACGCCGGCTGAACGAAGTCCGCACCGACGAATGGAAGCAATGGATTGACGGTGGCACGAAGCCGGACGGAACGGCGATCACCGGCCGCATGACCGGGAACAAGGCCGCGACCCGGGAACGGTTCATCGGCGGGCTGCTGGCCTTCCTGAACTTCGCCAAGCGCCACCACGGGCTTGTCGCGGTGCCATCCTTTGAGCGCGACCAGGACGCGCGCAATCCGAACCGCCGCGTCCGGCGACGTGTCGGGGATCTCCGGCCGGATATGGTGCAGCGGCTTTTCGACGCTTGTCATATCAGCATACGCGCGCAGCTCGCGGTCGAACGGTCCACAGGCGCGCGGGTGTCGTCGATCCTGTACGCAGCGCGGGTGTGCGACCTGATATTGGCGAAGGGCCGGGAACAGATCACCTTCCCGGCGACGAAGAACGGCGAGGACGTTCACGCCGCGCTCGATCCCACCGCCGTTGGCGTTCTGAGGGAATATCTGAAGTGGCGCGGCAAGCTTCACGATCGCGAAGGCCCGCTGTTCCTGACCTTCCGGCGCCAGCCCTACACCGACAACGGCAAGGCGGGCGGCGGGCAGAACAAGACGGGTTTCAACGCCGCGAAGCGACGGGCCGCAGCGGCAATCCTAGCCGTTGGCAAGGCCACCCATGTGCGCCTGACGAAAGCGGGGCAACGCAAGGCCGCGGCCGAAGCACGCGACCAGGCGGGCGCTGACGCGGCGCTGATCGGCAAGGTGACGCAACACTGGTTCCGTCACGCGCTGGCGCAGAAGTGGCTGCGGCGCGACCCGCGGTCCGCCATGGAACAAGGCGGGTGGCTGGATATCCGGTCGGTGATGGGGTATTCGCACGATGCCCCGGAATACCGCCGGCAACTGGTCAATGAGCTAGACGATATGGGCACAAAGCTGACACGCGGCGCTGAGCCGAAACCGAAAAAGGCCCGCCGTGCTTAGGCTTTTGACAAGTAAACCGCGCCATTGGTAATGGAGAGGTCGACAGTTCAATCCTGTCTGGCAGCACCATCCTTTCCCTTGAAACATCAATAGCCTACTCGAAGGCTTGAGCTTTTCGCGCCGCTCCTGTTACACACGGGTGTTGCACGATGGTTCTACGAATGACTTGTCCCACTAAGCGTCAAAGCTCCGACAACTGGTACTTCCATAGGCGTATTCTGGCAGATGTGCAGGCCATCCTCGCCAAGAGGCCGAAGACCCAGCGACCACGGAATTGGTACGCGAAACACATCAGCATCTCGCTCAAAACCGAAACCCAGCGTCTGACGCTCCGCATTGCCCGACGTCCCGCGGTTTCCTCCCTTGGAGGTTTGTGTACGCCGGCCCCGAGTGCGCGGAGCTATCATCATGGCCGGCATCCGAAAACCTTCACAGACTCGGAAGTCGGGCAACGCAATCGCGACTTCCGATCTGCCCCTGAAAGCCGACATCACGAGGACATCGCGGGAGGTCCGGAAAGTGCTAACAAGCGACATCAACTTGAAATGAAAGAGGCCGCCAAAAGACGGCCTCACTTGGGTTTCTCGTCGTTAATATGGAGAACGTAAAGCGGGTTCGCAAATTCGTCCGTCACCTCCATCCGCCAATCCCTTTCCGGCCGCAGCCTGCCGTCCAGACCTTGCAAAATTTGGCAAGCCATACCGTCGCTTCATGCCAAGCGGCATATTTGTCCGGCAGTTCCTCGCCCTCGTAATCGAGGTGCGGTTATGGTAGATGTTGAAAAAATACCTTGGCATCTAAAGAACAGTCACGACACCGGAACAAGTTCCATTTGTCCTGAGGTGCGAGGGGCGGGTTGTGGGCGTCCTTACTCCCGGCAGCCGGCACCACCTGCAACTCAACCACCGACCCCTCCGCGAGGAGCTGGAGTGGCATCCACGATTGATTGAGCTACGCGCTCAACCCTCAGCGGCATCGACTGCCTCCTGCTTCTGCGCTTCCGTAAGCAGGCCTTTTGCGAATCATCACAGAGGTTTGGGTGAATTCTAAATCTTGGACAGGCCGCCGGAATAACGGAAATCAAAATGTCTTGTTGATTGTGGCCGCAATTCCCTGCGTGATCAATTTGCCAGCGGATGTGCCCACCATCGTTCCGACAGTGGTCGAACCATTGGTGCCGTTGGGATTGGTGAAGGGACCCGAGAAGCTGCTGGTATTGCTGCCCGTCATGGCAAACGTATAGTTCACATCAATGAACAAGGACTGACTGAGGAAGTAGCTCGCCCCGATCGTCGCGGCACCACCGTACACCCAAGTCGTGCTGGAAAAATTGACTGGGCTGCCGGAAACGTCCGTGCGCGCTCCGTTAATGTCGGCGAAGCCGATCAATCCGTTCAATGTGGTTCGTACCTGCGACAAGGTCGGACCTGCGCCGATATAGACCATGCTCCTATCGAACGATTTTCCGATGAAGGGAATAAAAGCCAGCTGCTGCGTGACATTGGTCTGGAAAGACTGCACGAGTGCGTTTCCGGTGAAGGGAACGGCAGTATTGCTTCCGGTCGCCGTGAACGATCCTGCTTGCGGCAGCAGTGCATTTCGAACGATGGAGGTTGCACCCAAATAGCTGTACGCGAATTTGGCACCCCACAACCAATCACTGCTATAAAAGTGCTGGAAATAACCGCCCTGTGCCGAAAAAGCGACGGCCGATTGCGAGTTCGTTTCGATATTGGCAGGCCCTGCCGCCGATCCAGAAGAAGTTAGCAATCCGTTCTGATAAACATTGGACGTGCCCACAGCATAGACGTTCTGAGTACCGAAGTTGGAGACGTTGTAACCACCACCCACGCCCAGGAAAAATGAACTTGACGGCACAAAAGACTGAGGCGGCGCATCCGCAGCCGTCACCTGCGCGGTTGCGTCGGCCACAGCTAGTCCAGCTATCGCCAGGAAAAAAACGGTTCGCTTCATGCTAGCCCCCGCGGTATTGGGAGCCGATTGCGACATTTCCCAATCTGTCTCCCGCGTTACCAATGTGTGAGCGCAAGTTGATTCGCAATCTTGTAGAAATACGTAGACGCGCACGGCGGATCTACGTGCCCCGATCATGGATTGAATATCGTGCGCCATGGCGCAGAGATCGACTGCCAACTTCTTGAAGAGTTCGCGCTTTTTGACGTCGGTGGCTAACCGACCTTGCCGTAGCTGAGATCGGCGGCCATGCTATCCGCGTTTTACGACCGCGGCAGTGAGGCGAGCGCCGGATTGGGTCCTGGGTCCGTTGGACTATTTCGCGCGGCGTCGCGGCTCGAGCTTCGTATTTATACGTACTTCGAGAACCTTAAATTGAGATGCGACGATTCATGCAGGCTTAGGCGATGGCCCCGTACATGCGGGGAGTGAAGCAAACCAGCGCCGAGGAGGCTGAATTTGAAGCGTAGTTTTGTGAAATTCTTGTCCGACGAGTCCGGGGCGACCAACATTGGACACGGCCTCATCGCCGCCGGCATTGCGCTGGCGATCATTGCCGCGATCAACGGCATAATAAGACCTCTCGACCAGTATTCGCGGATCGCGGATCACTGCCATAACCTCGCGCCGTCGCTGAATAGCTTTCGCGGTGTATTACCCATGCTTGTACGCATGTTGATTACCCTTTGGCGCTTCCGAGAAAGGCCCGCGTGA